TATCTGTAACCGTTTCCGGTCGAATTAACTTCATATTATGCCCTCACTGGCGGCAAGCCGTTCTTGTCCCAGCGGTCGTTGAGTCGATAGAGCTTCTGAGTGTTTCTCGCCACTGCGATCATTACGTCTTCGATGCTCTGGCGCAGTCCGCTCATCTCGTCTGCTACATTATCAGACGCCCGGGCCTGTTCTGCTGTCTGTACGCGCTCTCCGGCGTGCAGTTCTGCGACATAGCCGTCGTACGGAACCATATTCAAGCCGTCTCGGTGAGATGGCATTGGCCCCATGACCGGATATTGCTCCGGCCCCATAGTCGATGAGCTTTGAGCGTTTATAGTATTTGAGCCGCCAGTGAGCGTTATGGCGTCATTATTAGCTCCTGAGACTGTCAGAGTATTGATTCCGGTCGTGAGACTTGTTATCGCTTGCTCCGCGGCTTCAACGCTTGCCGTCGCGTTCTCCGCAGCGGCATTAACAGCATCTTGACCAGTGTTCATGGTTAATAAGTCGACCAGATCCATTCCAGTCGTCTGGACTTTATCTTGCAGAGTTCTAGTTTTATCTGCCAAAACGATGCGGCCCATCTCTGACGCCACGTTGTCCATAATAGTTGAAGCAGTGCCATCGCCGATTATTTCGTTTAGCGCCTGATCGCTAATCCCGTTTCTGGCTCCGACCGCTTTAATCCACTCGGAAGCATAATTATCCATCTGCTTCTCGATGGTCGTGCCTTTCTCTTTACCCTCTTCGACGAACGTGCCGAGAACTGTTCCCGGGCCTGAGCCTTCGACTCCGAGACCGTTGAACGTGTGACCGCCGAGATTAACATCGAACCCGGCTTCTTTCGTGAGAGCCGTAAGAGCTGCATCTATTTCTCGCAGCGGCTTGACTGACGCTTCGGCTTGCTCATTGGTCGCGTTCTGCTTAAAGCCCAGCGGAGCAAATCCAGACTCGAATGCGTCCATCTGGAATATATTGTCGTCGCTCATTCCTCCAGTTTTCGCCATAGTGAGGCCAGCGGTAGACGTTGGAGTACCGCCGCTATCAAGAATCTTGGCGAGTGCCGCAGTGCCTAATATTGCTAGACCGATTGGGCCAGTCGCTAGAGCGAGAGCCTTTGATGCTCCCGCACTGATCGCCGCTCCTGCTTTTGATAATCCTGCTGCTACCGTAGCGCCAATTCCACCACCGCCAGCAGCAGTACCGCCAGCAGCCGCAGCAGCATTTGCCGCCATTGAGCTTGTACCAGCCGCAATTGCAGATTGAGCGGCAGCAGCGCTACCCGCAGCCGCAGCACCGCCAGTAGCGGCAGCACCGATCGCAGCATTAGCAGCCATCGTGCTAGTGCCAGCGGCAATTGCAGATCCGGCCGCAGCGCTACCAGCAGCGGCAGCGCCTCCGCCAACCACGCTTGCGACCACCGACGCCGCTTGCGATGCGAGACCAGCTATTCCGCTTCCAATCGATGAGAATATCCCGCTGAACATCCCGCTGATCGAATTTCCGATTCCGCTAAATGTCCCGGTTATTATGTCCGCAATCTTAGATGCCGCCCAGTCGGCGATCATTTGCAGGATCATATTCTTGAAAGTCTTGCCGAGATTGTCGAATGCGTCTTTACCGTTCTCGAATAAGTCCATAAAGAAGCCAGAGATCTTTGTTTTCATCTCTTCGTATGCTTTCGCGGCTTCTTCTGCGACTCGCTTTGTTTCTGTCTCGATGGCCTTCTGAGCTGCGTTATTGTCTATCTCTAATTGCTTCGCGGCCTCAGATGCTGCTGATATTGCTGCGGCTTCGTTGTGCAGTTCAGTCGTTGCGGTAATTATCTGCTCGCCAAGTTCTGACGTAGCATCGACTCCTGCCTTTTGCAGATTATTGCGAATATCAATTTCGAGATTGCTCATATATAGAGCTTCGGTCTCGTTGCTAATTGCTCCGAGCAGCTCTAGCGCTTTAGTCTTTGCCGCCTCTGTCTCTGCCGCCAGTTCATTCGCTGCGACTGCGTTCTTGTCGACTTCGATAGCATAGTCAGAGAGAGATCTGCCAGCATTTTCGAACCCGGTCTCCGCTGTGGCGACTTCGGTATTCATCCCGGCGAGTTGCTCGTTTAGCTCATCGACGCGATTCTTGCTGGCTTCTATTGAGCTTGAGAATACATTCGTGCGGCTTTGCCCGGTCTGTAGGCTCTCCAGTGTTGTATCGAATGTCTCGTTGAACGTATCTATCGCATCTGTCGGGTTCTTCACCGCCGCAGCGACCGCTGCCATTGTGGCGATAGCCGTATTCTGCACGCTGGTGAACATCCCGATAATCGAGTCCAGAGCGCCGACGAATGACTCCATGAGAAAGATCTTCACTTTCTCGAAAGCGATCTGGATATTGACGCCAGCTTTCTCTGCTGCGACTTTGATCGAGTCCCAGTTCGCTATAATAGCGACCGCAGCCGTTGCGATAGCCGCAGCGATAAATCCGATCGGGTTCGCCCTGATTGCTGTATTGAGCGCCAGAACTGAGACCTGCATAGCTTTGAAGCCGCCAAGAATGCGCGTTGCGTTCGATCCGATGGTAAATGCCACGAATCCGGCAAGCGCTGCGCCGACGCCTATGGTCAGCACTTCGATATTGTTCGTTATTCCAAGAATGACAGAACTGGCAGCAGTTATCGCCCCGGCGAATAAATTTATCCCGCCCACGTCGCCGATCTTTCTGAATAGCGCCGAGACGTTATCGGATAGATTCGAGAGAAGGCCCGGGAGCGCTTTCATCTGATCTTCCATTGCCGTGCCGAACTTAGTCTCGCCAATTTCGAGCAGATAGTTCTGAATCTCTTCGGATGAGTTGCCGATCGTTGTAGTGAGTCCCTGAAATGTCAGAGACACCTGATCGCCCTGCTTTGATGCTTTGATGCCGAACTCTTTCAGACGCTCAAATTCGCCTGTGGAGGCGTCGGCGACTGCTTCGATCATTTGCATCATGTCTTTGCCCATCGCGGCTGACGTGTTGCCATACGACCGCAGAGCGCGTTCTGACGGGTCTAGTCCCAGCGCTTTGAGCTTGATGAAACCTTCGACCGACTGATCGAGAGTAAATGGAGTCTGAGACGCGAATCTTTCGAGTTCTGAGAATGCGAACGCCGCGTCTTCGGTGCTTCCGGTCATCGTCTTGAGAGAGCCTTTCAGTCTCTCCGACTCTGTAACCGTCCGGGCGAAGTTGGTAACCAGTGCGCCGACGCCGAGCGCAGCCATAGCGCCGCCCAGCAGTTTGAATGCCGACGTTGTACTCTTGGCGCTTTTCGCCATGTCGTCGTTTGCGGCGTTTACCTTCTTGCTAGTCATCTGCCCGGTCGTGCCGAGCTGCTTGATGTCTTCGTTAGCCGCTTTGACTTGTCGAGTGTCGACTTTGATCTGTATCGTTGCTAGATCCATGCTTGTCCTTAATAACGAGTCCGCGTAGAACCGACTTCATGCCTTTGGCGATGTCGTTCTGTTCTTCTTCGGTGCGGTAGGGCGATTGAACGTCCTGATTGTCGTATTTTAGCACACTGCTGGCATATAGAGCGGATAACCGTTTTATGGTCTCAGCTTCCCATCCGGTTAGATGCAATTGCGTTCTCGCCACAAAAGCATCGATCTCTTGCCAAGTCAGCCCATGAACCCCGTTGCCGCTATTGAGTGCGACTCCAATTCTGCTGAGTATCTCTATGATATAGCCGAACGGCTCCACGTCTGGGAACCGTCCGGCTATTTCATTACTATCGATCATATCGATGCGTGATCGGTCTTTGTCTTTAGCCCGGGTCGAGAGCCAAGCCCACTGCTGAACGTATTTGCCCAGCAGCCCCGTTATTTCAAAAAATAACTAGCTCGATCCCCTGCCGCTTCCATTAACTGCTCGGCGATCCAGTTACGCTTCTCATAGAGCATATTCGCGTTCTCTTTTGTGCATTTTAATGCCGCACCTTCGAACTCGATGTTCTTGCTCCACTTGAGCGTGCTTTCTGCCAATATCTCATAGAGAGCTGCTTCGAGAACTGCGTTCGGAATCTTTCGATCCTTATAACGATTCGCGTTCCGGGTATTAACTCGCTTTGCGGCGTTCTGCCACGTCTGCGAATCTTTGCCGAGAATAACAATCGTTAAATGCTCGCCCTCATCGTCTACTAAATATTCGCCATTAGCCGGATGCTGGAGTTTTACTTCAACTCCCTCTTCCGCTGCTGCCTGTAAGTCAATGCTTGCTAAATCCATAAGTCACGCCCCGAATGTGTGTTTTATTAAGCTGCTACGTTTACTGGTGCATTTGTCAGCTCTAGTACGATGCTGTCTGACTTGATGCTGTCGACGCCGCCAGCGTTTACTTGGTAGCTCATGATCAAGCCAGTGAAGTAATCGATTTCGCCGTCTGGGTAAGTGATTGCAACTGATACCTCTGTGTCGGTCGCAGCAGCAGCTTTCGCAGCAACTTGACCAGTATCCGCAGCGTCAGCAGCGAATGAGAGAGTAAGAGTTCCGTCGTTTACCGAACCTTTACGCTTAACCACGCGACGCTCACCGAGAGGCGAGTGAGTGATTAAGTTGTAAACCGAGCCGAATGCTGGGATCTCAGTAATCTCGCCAACTGTAGCGAATGTGAGAGCCGCGAATCCTGCTGCGTCGTATGTGGCGGGAAGACCTGAGACGACGCCCAGAGTAGTGCCCGCAGATGTTTGAATAGCCATGTTAATTGCCTCTTATTTGCTTGCTGCTTTGAGATTCTTCACGAACAAGCGGTTAAAATTCTGCATATTCTTCCGAACCATACCGTATGGAGCCTGAATAGAAAAACCATCTCTGGTAATCTTTGGCCCGCCCTTCTGCTTTCTATTGTACTTGAAAGTAGTCGGATACGTTCCGTATTCTAAAACTCCGATATAAGGAAGATTATTTGTTAAATAGTAAACTTCACCGACCGCGACGCTCACCGTTTGGTTGACGTCTCTGATTGCTATCGCCTGTCCGTGAGATTCGCTTTGTATGCCTTCTATTGTGCCAGTAGCCCCGCTACCGACGGATGCTTGCCAATTACCACGAGCGCGCCCGGTATCTGCGGGAGTCTCTTTGATAATCGCCGTACTTACTTCGAAAAGAGTCGCTCGAATGCCTTTATTGAGCACATGATCGATCTTTTGTTCGATCTTTTTCCAGTCAGATTCCCAACTCAAACGAGCGCCCTCCAACTGATTGTGACCGGGACCTGAAACCAGCCGTCTCCGGTGATAGCAGACGCCAGCCGTGTCCCGGTTATTTTAACCGTAACGCCGTTATATGTGTACTCTGCGCCACGCGGAAAGTGCATCGCGATGAGCATGGCTTGCTCTTGAGCAGCGAATCGACGGTCTCCGCGTCCAGCCATTACACTGACCTGATAAAGTCCTTCGTAATCGTCTGCGCTTGTGTGAGCCACTCCGACCGCATCTTTGATATTCGGCAGGAATGATTCGCGCAGATAGAGCGTGCCTTCGACGGGAGTGTATTCCGCATTCTCGTAAGCGATCGGCGGGACTCCGGCGGTCTGGATTTCTGCCAGACGAACCGAGAGAGCTGTGTTGATATCCTTCTCTGCTGCGCTCATATTCTAATCTGGCATATATACATGACGTTAGTCCCTGCCGGGTTAATTGGCATCACTTGCATAACGCGCCAAGTCTTACCATTTACGCCGACTTTCCAGTTCGCTTTCGGCTCAGACGCCACATTACTGGCGAGCAACTTCAAATCAGACGCTAGAACGCTCTGTCCGTCGATCTCAGCGTTCTTATAGTTCGATGCGACTCCGTATCCACTGATAGTAGACTCGCTCGCTGGCGTCGTTACAACGCCCGTCGCCGGGTTAATGACTTCGCCAGTTTCATAACTGAAAGTGATTGCCTGACCGTTATCCCGGAGCAATCGCGTCGCAGTTCCTTCGAGAGCTGTGTAATTGATTCCCATATCAGCCCCGGATGGTTCGGATATTGTTGCCGCCAGTGCTTGATGTCACCAGCTTGCGCATTGCGTTGCCGATGCTGCGAATAACTGTAGAGATTGAAGCGTTGTCCATATACTCCACTTCGAGTACGTCGACCTTCTCGCGCTTCACCGCTCGATCTACTGTTGAGAGCGGATCGTTGCCCGCCATGATAGAGATGGCGATTGTGATCTGCGCATCTTTGACCAGTTGCGGAATCTGGTCTGAATCTGTGAGATAGCCGTCGATCCATAGATCCGAACGCGGATACTGGAGCGGCTGTGTCTCGATATACTTAATGCCGCGAAACGGCTGTTGCTCGAAATAGTCCATCGCCAAGATAAGCAATTGCGACTCATCACCGTAAGTGCCAGAGATCGTGATATTACGGTCTGCGCAATACTGAGTGAACTCGGCAGTCGTAACGTAGCTGTTCGCGTTTGGGACGATTGAGCCGTCTTCGACGATGATAGTAGCCATTTAGCTCTCCGCTTTGGGCTTGCGAGTCTTCTTCGGCTCTGCCTTCGGCTTGGCCGCTGGCTTTGCACCGAATAGCGTCATTGTCTTGGGATCAAAATCGGACTCGTTGATGGTAACTGCTTGCCCATCCCGGTCGATCTTTACTGTTGGTAGTGCGTGCATAGTCCTCTCCGTGAATGATGCGGAGCGCCCGAAGACGCCCCGCGATCACTTTTAGCCGAGCAGAATACCCATATGCTCTGGCTTGATGGCTGAGACGCCCCAAGCGAGTGCTACTTCGAAGTGAACCTGACGGTACTCTTTGTACATAGACACTTCGAACGTGATGCCTGAACGCGGATCAGTCATAAGCATGACGTCTTCAGCGAGATCGCCTTCAACTGGACGAGCCGGAGCGCGTGTTACGAGAACGATCGCGTCGCGGTTGAACGCCATGTTCGCAGCGTAGCCGTTGCCGACTGTTACCGCTACGTCGCCCGCTACGTCTGCCTTCAGACCGGGAGCTGCGATAGTCACGTCACCAGCAGCGAGAGCTGTTGTTACGACGTACTTGTTCGCGTCACCAGCGAAAGTGATTGTATCACCCGCCAAGATAGTGCCAGTACCAGTCTTGAGAGAGATAACAGTATCGCCCTCAGATGCAGCGCCGTCTGTGACGTAGTTCGCGCCAGTGCCTTTAGTGTGAGCATTGATTTGCGCAGACTCGCGGATATCCATGCCAGCAGTCGAGAGCATTACGCCCTGACGTAGCATAGAGTCGTTGCCCTGAACGTCGATGCGGCTTTGCAGACCGAGCATTGAAGCGCCAGCGGCAGAGCTTACAACGAGCTGGTTACCAGTCAACGGCGCACCGTTGTCTTTTAGCAGCTTGAGAGCGAATGAAGCGTCGCTGAAATCGCCAGAAGTACCGAATGGAGTAGTGCCGGGAGTTCCGTATGCGTTAGACGCCTGAGAGTAAAGCGCAGTCAGATCCGCTTCTACTTCGTTTGTCAGAGTGCGCATCGCCTGAGCGAATTGGTTCTGGAGGATGCTGTTGTAGCCCGGGCCAGTGTTCAGACCGCGCTGCTCTTCACCGTTGTAGCGGATTGCCACACCACGAGACTTTGAGATGCTCAGAGTCTTGTTAGTGATTATCTGGTCGCCAGTGTCTGGAGCTTTCTGCGCTGGAGTAATGTCAGCAGCAGCGGAGCTTGGAGCAACTGCGCTACGGATTGTTTGACCTTTGGCCGCACGCTCTGCATTCGCATCGAGTGTTACCGCTGGGATCATACCGACCAGTTCACGCGAAACGGTATCAAGCGCTTCGTATAGATCTGGAGTGAGATTGGTTAAAGTGTTAGCCATGATTTAAATACCTTATTAGTCAGAGATGATGCCGCCGTCTTTCACGAACTGCATCTTTTTGGATGCCGCCAATTTGTCAAAGTCGGCTCGATTAAGTGATTTCGTAGCCCCGCTACTTGCAGAACTCGTCGCGCCACCCCCGGTAGCCGATGAGCCGTCAACCAAAAACGGAAATTCTTTCGCCAGATGATCCATTAGTGCGGATGAGTCTACTTCCATCCCGCCCACTAAAAACTGAACCTTCTCGCCGTCGTGCCGAGCATACCGTGAAGCATAGTCGGCCAATACCTCCGCCCGTTTGGCGTCTGACTTCGCAAGTTGCGAGCCGATACCGCGTGCAGCGATATTTATGTCTTTCTGTTGGATCTTTGTCGTGAACTCTTGCAGCTCTGCGTCTTTCTCGGCGAGCTTCGCCTGAGCCTGTTCCCAGAGATTCTTGAACTCGCCCTTTTCCTGAGCGGTCTCCATCTCTTGCTGCTGTTTCTGCGACTCTAATTCTTTCGCACGTCGCTTCGCATCTTTCGCTTCGTCCATTAGCTGCTGGACTTTGCTTTTGAGTCCGCTGGTATCCTCCGGCTGGGGGAACCCTTCGACTCTCAAGATATATCGATCACCGTCCTGTTCGTAAAGAGATTGAACTGATTCGTCGAGATCGGTGAGATCGTCGACTGCGTATTGTAAGCCCATGCTGTACCCCGTACATTTTTATGCTGCCCCGCAGCGTTGCGTGAATTATAGCACTATTCGCCAAAAGTGAACATATTTGCCAAATATTAGCTAATATCGCTATTCTGTAATGTCGTAGTCTTCTTTTAGTATCGCCAGAACGCCCTTTTCTAGCTCCGGAAACTCTTTGGCGACTTCGATGGCGTCTTTTATTCCATAGTAAACGTCATTGATTTGTGGCCCTTCTATCGGGATCTCGCTACTTATCCCCGAACTTCTTTGCGTATTCGACATTGATTAGATCCCCCACTTGTTTCGCCAATGGTCTTGGCGTTGGATTATTGACGTATTCAGACCAGCTCTCCGCGATGAACTCAGCGATATTCTTTTTGCCGTAAGCGCTTAGATCTTGCTTCATGTTGTTGAGATTTGAGTTATACAGTTCTCGAATTGCTACGGATTTCCGCATATCAAGAAGATAATCTATCTGGTGACCCATCTCGTGATCCATGATTGATTGCAGATTCTCAGTTCCAACTGGATGCCACTGCGCCTGAGCGTCACTTTTTAGATCTTGCTTTAGAGTCTCAATTTTGGCTGTGCTTCCAAATTTCTCATTCAAAACAACCCCGTCGACGTGTGCGAAGTACTTGTCTTGTGATTTTGGTCTAGCAAAAGCGTAAGTCTGTTTACGGATCGGCTCTCTTCTTACTTCTTTCTTTAGCCAGAGAATTTTGTCTGCCGTGTATTTTTTTTCTGGATATTTCTTGTTGATGTAGTCGGTATTAGCCTTCAGCTTCGCTTGATACTGCATCTCGACGTTCTTTTGCATAGAACCGATAAATGACATTCGCCCCCTCATCGCCGGGAATCTTTCGATCGTGTCTTGCACTGATTTGTTAATCATATTCGCCGCTTCGATGTCCAATTTGCCATAGTCAGCCAGTGTCGCCAGCCCGGTCTCTTCTGCGTATTGCTTGGCCTCTGCGATAGTCTTCGCCGGGACGAACTTCTTCGCTTGCCCCGGTATCTTGCCAGTGCCCGGAGTCGGCTTCGGAACTACCTTCGGCGTCTTGCGCACATTTGTCGCACCGTCTAGCACTTGGAGCTGCTTCAGAGAGATCGGATTGCCGTTAGAATCCACAAAATCATCCAGACTTAGCTTTCCGGCCCTGAACATCTTTGCCCGCTCCAGCCCCAGAACTCCGTTTTGAAACTCTGGCGACTGATCTTTGAGCCATCCGCTGTAGGTTCGCTTCGCTGATACTGGCCCCTGAACGCTGGCCCGGGTTCCTTCGAGTCCTCCTTCTTGATACTCATCCTTTAGCACCGGGACGCGAAAAGATCGGCAGTTCCAATGGCGTGGAGTGAATGGCGGCTCGTCGAACCCGAGTATCTTGCCATCTAGCGCTGCGCAGCCTATCGTCGTGCGACCATCGAGAACTGAGACGTACTCTTCGCCCTTCAGAATATCGTCATTCGCCTTATGTACTGCCGAGCGAGCTTCTGACGAGATGTGATTGACGCTAGTTCGAACCAGTGCTTCGGCTTGTCGTTTGTGTTTATTCGTAACACTTGCGATCTGCCGGGTAAGAGACTGCACCGTTGAGCCTTCGACCATCCCGCGTTGAATCGTTCGAGTGATCTCTGCTGCTTTGTCTTTCGAGAACTGCGTAGCCGCTTGGCCCAGTGTTAGCGACTGAACCGTGCTTCCTGCTTTGCCGCTGATCGCCAGTTGCATCGGAGCCTGTGTTACCAGCGCCCGGAGCTGCTCAGACGCCGGGAGCGTGACCGATGCCGCTGCGGCCGTGTTCATCGTCTTTACGGCGAACTCTGCCTCATACTCCGCGAAATCTGCGGCGTTATCGGTTATCCCTTTGCTCAGTTTTTCCAGAGCGTCGCTTTGTAGCGCTGTTATCTGGTCTAGCTTGCGTTGCAGTGACCGACTTTCTGCCAGAGTATCCACGCCGTCGAGCTTGCGAAGAATCTCAGCCTGAGCATCGTCGAGATACTTGACCAGATCCTTCACCTGCCCGCCCGCGTAGCGCTGGACGTATATCTGGTGCTTTATTCCAGCATCCAGCAGATAGTCGTTAGCACTCATTTAGAGCGGCGACTCCTGAGTGATATCCGAGAGAATGTCTTCCGGCGTGCCTTCGGATTGTATCCACCCGGCATCGATGAGACGGCGCACGATGTCGATCTTCGGCATTACGCCCGCGTCGCTACCCTGAATCATAGCCATAATCTCTTGCGGCGCGATGCTGTCAGCATAGAAGTCGTTGTTCAGAGAGAATACGATCTCGGCATCTGTTGGCGAGATGAACGCTCGGCAGTCGTAGATCACCGCCGTAAATGCTTCGTTTATATTGCCGACCATAGTATCGAGCATCGAGTTCTCGGAAGTCGCTTGGATGCGAGCCTCTTCGGCTGTCCGCTGCCCGGTCTTCGTAATGATCTTGGCTCCGATCTGAACCATCATCTGCTCTTTGTGGGTCATCTCAGTGCCGATCGCACTAGCTGGCCCCAGTTGTAGCAGTTCTGCTTTGCCGCCCTCAGAGAGTACCAGACCAGCGTTCTCGCCGACTGTAATGCCGCCCGGGTTCGCTGCTTGGAATGCCTCTGGACTCATATCAGTAGATACGACTAGAGTACCGCCGCCGTGAACCGAGAGATTGTTCTCCTGATCCGCTGAGTTGCGGAAGTGCCCGATATTCACCCGGGCGATGTCGTACAGAATCGGCTCGTCGATGTCCGGCAGATTGTCCCGGCTTCCGATGAAATGGAACGGGATATAATCGAACGGCTGACCGCTCGCGCCACGAATCACGATCTCTTCGGTGATTGCGTCGCCGTTCTCGTCGTAGAGCTGCTGCGTATACTGCTGGCTATCGTTGAGCCTGAGAACCCGGAAGCGATCCACATAGTCCCAAGTGAATTCGTCATAATGAACTGGCGAGTTCTCTTTCAGCACTAGCATTCCGAGCTGGCGGCGTCCGTTTAGAACGTGAACGTGCCAGTTGATAATCGACTCGGCAGTGTAAGTCGCAATGTGCGGCTGTAGCCCCATCCTGCGAACTTGCTCGACCGTGAGATCTTCGTCGACCATCGGATAATCGGCCAGCAGACCGAATCGCCCGGTCTCCATAACCTCATCCGCTGCGAGCTTCGATACTTGCGTCAGCGATTGCCCGGCTCCGTCGGCGTTCTCCAGCATGAATTCCATATCTGGCGGCAGCTCGATGCGCGGCGGCAGACGGAATATCGCGCCCTTCAGCCCTTCCCGGGTTCGTCCGGTGTAGTTCGTATATATCGCTTTCTCGACGCGATGGTAATACTGATCCTGCTCTTCGTGCGTGCGTCGCATTATGTAGTGCCGAGCATTCTCGAAACTCAACCCGGTCGAAGCATTGCGAGTCAGCTTCCACTTGTCGATATTCTTGTCATACTCAGCATGGGTTTCTGAAACTGGCATAATTCACCTATACGCTGAAATTTATCGGTATGTGAGCCACTGGCTTCACGATTGGCATTTCGTATGCAATCGGATACGTCGCCGCATCGATGGCATGATCTAAACCTGAATTCTTGTCTGGCATTCCGTTCTTATCGTATGCGAGCTGCTCGAACGATTCTGCCACGCCTGTACATTTTAGCGCATTTATGTATAGCAAACCATTTTCGAACGCTGCGTTGGTAGCCATTACCCGGTCTTTGATTGCCGGGTTCGTTTTCTTCGCTCTTACCGAGAATCCTGCTTGCTCCAGCAGCGCGATGTCCGACGTGCTGGCGTTTACGGTCTTTCTGGCCCTGCCCGAAGCATCCGGGTAAATCGTAACGTGATGGTCGGCGTAACGCTCTGAGATGATGCGAACCATGTCCGGCGTATCGTACATATCAATCAGTTCGTCGACCGCGTGCCACTCGTCGCCCCGGCGTACATAGACCACGGCGCATTGCTGAGTGACGTTAAAGTCGCAGCCGATATATAACGGCTCGCCAGATTGGATCTCTTCGGATGAGTTGCAGTCGTGCCGAGAGTACCCGCAGTAGACCGTGCCCTGAGTCAGATTGACGAACTGGCCTTCGAGATACGCCGTGAGCAACTGATCCGGGTAAATATCCCGCAACGACTGAATATATCCGTCCGGTAGATGCGGATTCGAATGCGTCGGCGCTTGAATGATCTCGTAACCCGGCTGTGGGTCTTTCTTCCACGCCTCATAGACGAATCGGAAACCCTCCGGCGTTGTAGTAACTCCGATGGTGTTCGGCTTCCCGGACGGCTTGTGCTGCCTGTTACGGGCGATTACTTGTCGCCAGACGTGTGATGCGTTGGTCTTCGAGAGCGTATCCAGCTCGTCGATGTCTGCGTCCGCGTGCTCGTAACCCACTATTCGGTTCGGGTTCTCCATCGAGCGGAATATGATCGAGCCGTAGCCAGAGATCGTGATCTGGTTGATTGGAGTCTTTTGCAGCCGATACGGAAGTCCCATCGCCGTGAGTATCTCTTCGAATCTGGGCCACGCGATTACCCGGATCAGATCGTAAGTCGGCTCGTAAAAGCCGCGATTCGTGCCCGGGTTCGAGATCAGTCCGAAGATAGAACGCAGAATAGCCGCCTCAGTCTTGCCAGCGCCGAATCCAGCGACGAGCGCCGGAAACCGAGCCTCTGAGACCATGTAGTTGTATTGCGGCAGCGTCGGCCTAATTTGCGCCATCTGGCTTCACTATCTGGAGTGTGATGTTGTGATTTCCCTGATCTGGCTCGGTCTCGCGCCATCCTGCTTGCGTCGATAGATAAAACTTCTGCGCTGTTACGTTGCCGCTCATTCCCTGCTCGATGAGAGATCCAGCCATCCCCGCGATAGACTTTGCTCTCCCTCTCCTATAAAGGGTATCAATCTCGGCATCTCGGTGTCGCATATTCTGTAGCGTTTTCCTGCATATACCGAAATAATCCGCGATCTGCTCCAGCGTTAAATAAGCGGCCAGCGCTTCCACCTGCGCTTTTTGTAAATCATTAAATTCTAAAGCCTTTCTGCCCATTACATTAACCCTTCGAGTAGGTCGTGCTTACACCTGTCGAACCATTGCTGCATGACTTTCTGGGCTTGGGGATGAGAGTCTTTGTATAGCCCGACTTCGAAGCAAATACGCTCTTTTTTACTCATTTTTTCTCGCATCTCAATATGCTGAGAAAATGCCTTTTTGATCGGAACCCCGCCCGCTTTTGCCGCTTGCCACATGAGATAATCACTCGGGCATCTTACCCCTACCCCAGCCATCCACGGCTCACTCTTGTGTTCTCTCCAGATCGTGTAATCCACTAGATCGATGTTAAACGTCAATCCCTTATATTGCTGGATATAGAACATCTCAGACTCGTTTATATCTTCCGGGTTCTTTTCGAGAACGACCACATGGAAGTTCGGGTTCTCTTTGAGATATTCAGCCAAAGCCTTACTATGGCACTGACTCGGGTTGAGATAGTTATATATTCGGCGCTTTGGTCTAGTAGTCTTGCCGACATAGAAGATGCCGCGCTCACCATTGCATAAGCCGTAGATAATCGGGCAAGCCAGCTCTCTCGCTTTCTGCGGAGTCAATATAGCCCTGTTAGCTGGAAGAGCGGCGAAACGAGCGCCAGAATGCGGCCGAGAGTTCAGCGCATACGGAATTAAGCCACCAATACTGGCGACTCGATGTTCTGGAAAGCTATTCATTTGCACCCCGCGCAAAATCTGGCCCCGCCCCAAGCGTTGCCTGATAGCAGTATAGCACAATTACAGTTTGTAGAATAAATGCCCGCCGATGGCCTGTGTCAGTTCCCCGGTGTGAGACCAGTACGGATTGACCGACTTCGCGTGATAGTGAGTCGCCCCATGTGTTACCGGGACGAATTCACCGTTTAGCGCTTTACTTGCTACCAGTAGAGCAGTTCGCCAAGATTCATGGTCTCTGACCGTCTCCGGCTTCCTGTCGCAGTAGAACGTGAACTGACACTGGTGCTTGATCGGATGCCCGCCCCAGTATCGCCCCTGCTTAACGACCGAGCAGTGATCGTCCGGGAACCGAGAGTCTTGAACACGATTTTCGATAACCTCTGCGACCGCTATCAGCCCGGCGATCTGCTGCTCTCCCCGGGCCTCAAAATACACCGCCATTGCGACACATAGCAGCGGGCTAATCATTAGAAGAGATCCAGAGATTGCTGTTTTTTACCCAGCCAGACCGGAGCAGAGTTAAACGATTCAATTCTGGCCGCTATATTTGACGCTCTCTGCCCGGCAGATGGCGGCGCGTACATACCGAATCGACTTAGCTGGTTATTATTTCTGGCAGCATTAGTGCTATCGGCAGATGCTAATGGCAGATTGGTAAATATGCTCGGATCAAGCATTCTCAAGCCGTGAAGTTTAGCTCTTGGCCGTCCTTCTGAGTCGCAGCAAACACTCATTGCTTCACCCATTCTCGCCCACCATCCCTTTGTGTTCGGAGTAGCCCACTGCCCAGAACTGCCGATTGCTACCCACTCGAATCGGTCGACCATCCATTCCAGCCACTCCAAACTCTCGTGAAGATGCCAGATCGGAACGCCTTTTGCTCTTAAGCCCATTCTGAGCCATTTATTAACGAGCTGAACATTCTCTTCCTCTGTTCCGTCGATCTTGTCTGGAATTAAACACCAATCAAAATTCGGATGCCGATAGAGAGACTTTACCCAGTCAGCATAAGCATCGAAGTCAATCTCGCTTCCAGATTTCTTCCACTCACTGAAAGCCCCGTTATCGAGAACAAAAGATTGGCAGTTCTCCAGAACCACATTTAACTGCTCTGGATGCGCAATACTTACCAGCCCATGCCTACCTCTAAGAAGTTCCGCTGCGTCTGTTGTTTTACCGCCGATTGGCGTTCCGTGATACTTAATCACTTTTCTGCGCCTTCATTTCTTTTACGGATTGCAATAATTTAAGCCCCAGCTCTTCGCCTTCTTTGCAATTTTCCACATTTTCACCCGGTTTTGACTTGCCGAATATCCGGTCGTAATTATCGTCGAACTTCTTCCGGTCGACCTTTCTCGGCTTCGAGCCTTTGCCGCCAGCCCATGATCCGTCGCTCATTTCCCTGCCTCCCCGAATCCTACTTCGAGCCGCGCTCTGGTGAGCTGAATACGGCGCTTCCTGCTTACCCTGAACCGCCCTTTCCAGAGAACAATGTAGTAAATCGCCCGGTCTGTCTTGGCGCACCACTGGGCTTCCTCCAGAGCGTCTTCGAACTTGTCGAATAAAATCATACTTTGGCGAACTCCGTCTCGAAGTCAGCGATCAG